GCAAGGGTGGAACTGATGAAGCTTCTAATATGGTGGCTTGCTGCACTCAATGCAATAGTTCTAAGCGCGATCGTATGACCCCCACCTTTTTTGAGCGCGCAAGCAGACCCACGACCCCCATTGGGAAGATTTTCCCTGAAAATGGCTCGGCTAGGCACTATCAGGAATGAAACAAATTGAAATGGCTCAACTGGGAGAGATTGCCCGAGTCAGGGACGAATCGACTTACCGAGGTGTGGCAGAACCGCGAATTCACACAAAACTGAACAATTTACCCTCACTAGGCGAGCAAATGATTAAATTCTGCGAGGAAATCGGCTTTGAGCTGATGCCTTGGCAGCAATGGCTGGCCCATCACAGCTTAAAACAGAAACCCGATGGCCGATGGGCTCACCCAGTAGTGACTTTGCTTTGCGCTCGGCAACAAGGCAAATCAACCTTTATGGCGCTTCAAATCCTATTTAGGATTTATGTATTAAAAGAAAAACTGCAAGTCCATACCGCTCATAAATTAACTACCTCAGCAGAGCTCTTCTATAAGATTTATGCAATTATTGAACAGAATCCAAGGTTAGCTGCTGAATTTACTAAGAAACTGGAAAGTAAAGGATTTCAAGAGCTTCAATTTACTGAAGGTAGGCGATATATCGTCCGAGCCAATAACTCGGCTGGTAGAGGCATTGCAGCCCCTGAAACGATACACCTAGACGAAGCCCGAGAATATAAAGATGAAGATGTCTGGTCTGCCTTGCGATATACACAAATGGCTTCAGCCAATCCTCAAATATGGGTTTATTCAAATGCTGGAGATCAACACAGCATCGTTCTAAATAAACTTAGAGAAAGAGCTATGGCTGCCATATTCGGTAGCAATGACGATATTGGATGGTTCGAATGGTCAGCGCCTCAAGGCATCAAATTTGATAACTCCCCGGACTTTTGGCTAGGTGTCTGCCAAGCTAATCCATCACTTGGCATAACAGTCCATCCAGATAATATCCGAGCCGTCTTGTCAGACCCCGAGGATATTGTGCGCACAGAAGTTTTATGCCAATGGGTCGATACGATAAACCCAGTTATCAATCCGTCTCAATGGGAAAGTTGCAGAGTTGAGGGACTTCGACTCAACCCTGAGGCAGATACTTGGCTGGCTATTGATCTTAGCCCTAGTAGAAAAGAAGCGGCGCTAGTCGCTAGCCAAAGACTTGAGGGCGATAAGTTTCAAGTCATATTGCTTCAAACTTGGCACAATGCTGCCAATCTGGATGATAAAGCAATGGCTAATGATGTAGCAGAATGGGTCAGAAAGTATCCAGTCCAGCTAGTTGCTTATTCAGCCAGAACCGCGTCAGCGGTTGCAGCTAGATTAGCTCCTGCTGGTATTAGGGTTGAGCCAATAGATGGTCTTGACTATGCCCAAAGCTGTGATGAGTTACTGGGAGCAATTTCATCGCAGCGGTTAGCTCACTCGGGACAGGAAGAGCTGACCAAACAATGCCTATCCGCTGTCAAACTCCCTTTCGGTGATGGCGGGTGGGTAATGGGTCGCAAAGTTAGCAATACGACAATTTGCGGAGCAATTGCTTCAGCTTTGGCAACACACTATGCAACTATGGCTGAAACTAGCGTTGATATTCAAATAGTGTAAGTCGGTTCGCTTACAATGTAAGCAATGGGTGCTATAAGAGATTTCCTATTTCCAGCAGTTGAGGCCAAGCGCCCTATTGCCGTTACTGATGTTCAAGCAGCTCTAACACCAGTTCAGATTAGCGATTCAGTTTATAATATTCTCGGCGGTGCAACTAATACTACTCGCCAATTAGCAATGAGCGTTCCATCCGTTGCAAGAGCTCGTAATATTATCTGCGGAACTATCGGATCATTACCTTTAACAACTTTCAATCGCATTACTGGCCAATATGTTGATCCACACAGAGTTATCAATCAGCCAGACCCAAGAGTTGCAGGATTCGTAATCTATTGCTGGCTTGCAGAAGATATTTGGTTATATGGTGCTGGTTATGGTCAAGTCCTTGAGATGTATAGCGCAACTGATGGCGGTCGCGTTAGAGCTTGGACTCGCGTTAGCCCAGACCGCGTAACAGTTGATACAGATTTCCTTAACACCACAATTACTGGATATAAAGTTGATGGTAAGTCAGTTCCACTTAGTGGTGTAGGTTCAATCATAAGATTTGATGGTGGAGATGAAGGATTGCTTCACAGAGCTGGCAAGACAATTGCTGCAGCAGTTTATCTTGAGAACGCAGCAGTTAATTATGCTAAAGAGCCAGCACCTTCAATGGTGTTAAAGTCTAATGGCACTAATTTAACTGCCGAAAGAATTTCATCTTTGCTAACTGCTTGGAAAACTGCTAGACAAACTCGCTCAACAGCATTTCTAAATGCAGATGTCGATTTACAACAATTTGGCTTTGATCCTAAATCAATGCAACTTGCAGAGGCGCGTCAATATGTAGCACTAGAATTAGCTCGGGCCTGTGGAATACCTGCCTACTTCTTGAGCGCCGAAACGACTTCGATGACTTATTCAAACGCTGTGTCCGAGCGGCGCTCATTAGTAGATTTCTCACTTCGCCCAATACTTAAGGCAATTGAGGAACGCCTATCATTGCCGGACTTTACACCTAATCCAGTAATGACGCGCTTTGCACTTGATGACTTCCTACGCGGTAACGCATTAGAAAGAGCTCAAGTTTATGAAATTCTAAACCGCATTGGCGCGATGAGCGTTGAGCAAATTCAGCGAGAAGAGGATCTAATCCCAAATGAAGGTTAATATGCCAATGGCAGTTACAGCTGCCGACACAATTAAGCGCACCATAACTGGAACTATTGTAACTTGGAACGAGCAAGGCAATACTTCAGTTGGCCCGACAGTGTTTGCAGCAGATTCAATTGAAATGAAGCCAGTTAAGTTGCTTCTTGAGCACGACCGCACTCGCCCAATTGGCAAGATGGTCTCTCACAATGTAACTAAGTCTGGCATCGAAGCTACTTTTAAGATTGCCAATACTATGGCTGGAGAAGATGCCCTAATTGAAGCAACTGAAGGCTTACGCGATGGATTTAGCGTTGGAGCCCAGATTAATGAATGGACAAACAACAAAGGCGTTATGCAGATTACCTCAGCGACCCTAGATGAAGTATCTCTAGTAACTGATCCTGCAATTGATTCTGCTCGCGTAAGCGAAGTAGCAGCTTCTGAAAATGAAGCACCAAAAGAAGATTCTGATTTAGCAACCGCTGATTCAGAGAACCCAAACGAAGGAGACCAAGTGTCTGACACTACTGCTCCTGCTCCTGCCGTTGAAGAAGCGGTTGAAGCAGCTAAAGCAAATATGGTTGAGGCGTCTCGCCCAGCCTTTTACACAGCACCTCGCCTTGAATTCACCAAGGCAAAATATCTTGAGAATAGCGTTCGCGCTAAACTCGGTGATGACGCAGCTCGCCAGTATGTTATGGCAGCAGACGACACCACCAGTAACAATGCTGGCTTAATCCCAACTCGCCAGCTAACTGAGGTTATCAATCCTCTATCAAATGCTGACCGCAGCACAATTGATGCAATCTCTCGCGGAGTTCTACCAGATGCTGGTATGAGCTTTGAGATTCCAAAGATTACTGCCGTTCCAACAGTTGAAGATGAGAACGAAGGCGATGCAATTGTTGAGACAGGAATGACCAACAGCTTCCTAACAGTAAATGTTAATAAGTATGCAGGTGGCCAGACCTTCTCCGTTGAACTTCTTGACCGAAGCAATCCAGTATTCTTTGATGAGCTAGTCCGTCAAATGGAATATGCCTATTCACTTGCAACCGATAAATTCGTTGCTGCTCAACTTCTTGCTAATGGTCAATTAGCACCAACAGCTCAAGCAAATAGCGCGACAGGCTTGCTTGGCTTCATTGCTGAAGCAGCTGCTGAAGTTTATGCTGATTCTCTTGGATTTGCTCGTAACTTAATTGTGACACCTGAGCAATGGTCAAAGATTATGAGCTACAACGATTCAGGCCGTCCAATCTACACAGCTTCACAGCCTCAAAACGCAGGTGGAGCAGTAAGCCCACAAAGCCTTCGCGGAAATGTTGCTGGACTTGATTTATATGTATCTCGCGCACTTGGTATTAACCAGAGCGCAGCTCCAACTGGAGATGGAACGATGGTTGTAATCAATCCTGATTCTTACACTTGGTATGAATCCAGCAGATTCCGTCTGCAAACAAATGTGGCTCTAAACGGCCAGATTGAGGTTGCTTACTACGGATACGGCGCACTTGCCGTTAAAGTTGCAAATGGTTCTTGCCACTTCAACTTAACCTGATAAAACCCTAGTAGTGACGGCCAGTCCGCTCCCGAGCTGGCCGCTCACCTAACTGCTTGAAAGGATGACGAAATGCCAACGATAGTTACAGCCACAGAGCTAAGGACAATTCTGGGCGTTTCGTCATCCCTATATCCAGATGCTTACCTAAACGATATTGTTGATGCTTCAGAGAATTTAGTTTTGCCAATGCTAGTCACATTCCAGAGCAAGATAAACAAAGTAAAGCTTGAGGATAATGTCGCTTACTTTGAGACCGCAACAATCCAAGAATTCACAGAAGGCCAATCCGTAATTATTACTGGATGCGGATCACCATTTAACGGCACACACACAGTATTAGCAGATGAGTTATCAGATTATGTATTCACAGTCGCAATCACCAATGCAGATGTATTGGAGAAAAATATCATCCCAGCAGGAAACGCTGCGCTCTCTGGACTATCAACCTATGTCGGAAATGCCAATGCTGAAGCTGCAATTCTGGCTATCTCAGTCGAAATATTCCAAGCAAGAACAGCAGCAGGTGGATCAATAGAAGGCGTAGATTTTGCAGTAACCCCTTACCGCCTATCTAAGAATTTACTTGCCAAGGTAACTGGCTTACTTGGCCCATACCTTGATGTAGAGACGATGGTTGGTTAATGCCATCAACAATTGCCACAGATGTTAGAGGCGCTATAAAAACTGCGCTTGCTGGCGTAGCTGCCAACATTTACGAGTCAGTTCCTGAAGCGCCTATTGTCCCAGCAATTATTGTCATTCCAGACTCCCCCTATATGGAGCTTGAAGTCTTGGGAAAAGCCACAACTAGAGTTAAATTAAATTACACCATCACCGCTTGCGTTGCGTATTTCAGCAATGCCGCTGCTTTAGATAACTTAGAGCAAATGGTCATCAGTATTCTTGGAGCCTTAAACGCTTCCAAGTATGAGTTATCGACAGTCGAAAGACCATCAGTAACTGAAGTAGGAAACACAACCCTACTAGTTTCAGATATCCGCTTGAGCGTCCGCTACGAGCAAACCGCATAGGAGACCCAAATGCCAACAACAGTAATAACTGGGCGCGATGTGACCTTCACACTTGATGCAGCCACATATGACGCCCAAGCAACAAGCGCAGTCCTAAGCTGCGACACAATCATCGAGACTTATCAAACGCTTGATGGTCGCGCTTATAAGTCAGTAGATAAGCAATGGACTTTCACAATTGAACTGCTACAGGATTGGGGAGCTGCAAGCTCTTTATTTGAAGCAATGTGGGCAGATGCTGAATCTGCACCAAACACAGCACTCAATGTTTCATTTACAGCAGT